ATAATATTTTACTTCAGGAACTACTGGTATTTCAGATCGCAACTCTTCAATAGTTTGTGATATCTTTTCAAGATCATCATCATAATATTTTATTTCTGGAATATCAGGAATACTCTCTCTTACTTCATCAACTAGACGTAATAATTCTGGCCAAGGAGGAACTATATCTTTTACTTCAGCAAAAGTTTCTCCATTAGCATCTTCTATAGTTTGTGTTTCTTCTTCTATCTCTTCTTCTACTTCAATATATTCATCAATACTTGGTAAAGACTCATTAACTACTTTTTCATCTATTGAAGGTAAATCCTGCTTTTTATATTCTACTTCCTTATCAACATCTACGATGTATTGTTCAACAGAAGGTAATTCTTCTACAACTTCTTCTGATATAAATTCATCGACTGATGGCAATTCTTCGGTGTTATCCGTAAAATCATCCAACGACGGTTTCTTGTCGTCTGACATGTTATGAGTATCTTAGTACTGTGGGATTTCTCTCCCTATACTTTATTTATTATCTTCCAAATTAGCTGCTTTAAGCATCTTTGCTAATTCAGCAGTAGACCCCACAAACAAAGCATTATTAACTGTATTTGGTCCTTTAGATTGGGTTTCTTCATTAACATCTTTTAGTTTCTTCTGAAGATCCATTAACTTATCGGTAGCATCAGAAACACTCTTAATCAACTGCCCTGCGACCTCATATGCCCTTGGCATCTCACTATCCTGTGCTAGTTCAAGAATACCATTAATTGCCTCCTGACCCTTCTCTATGATGCTGTAAAGGTTACCACGAGTGTATTCATAGTCTTTTGTTATATCATCTTTAGTAAGTCTATCAGGTCTTGTTATACCAACATTTGTAACATCAGTAAGTTGATCCTTTCTAGGAGCACAACCATTTTCAGGAGTGTCATCAACCTCAGTAGGTGTTATATTGAAAGCATCATCTAAATGGTTTTTCATTATCCATTCCAAGTAGAAGTTCCACTAAATCCAAAGTCATCTCCTTCCTCCACTAATGCATTATCAGTAGATGTAATAGATTTAACTGATGTACCACGAATATGTGCGAGTTTTGTAGTTCCATCCTGACCCCTCTTAACGGTCAACTTATTACCATCCACTGCCTTAACATAAAGTTCTTCTCCACCAACATCAATATAGACGCTTGTAGATCCAGAGGATGCAGTGATAGTGCTTCCATCTTCAACTTCAAATGTTGTTTGAGTCTTCGTAATATCTGCTGCTAGGTTGGTAAGAACAGTACCATCATAGTTCTGAATTGCTCTAGGAACAACAGAGTATGTAAGATTGCGTTGTGCGTTGGATGTATCTGTACCAGTGAGATAGTTGACTGTAGACTTGGTAATAATATCTTTGGAAGCATCTGTAACAGGACCAAATAGGTATGTCTTTGCTGTAAATCTTAGAGTATAAAGGAGAACTCTTCTTGATTCAAAATCTCCCTCATAATCATCCTGCATAGTAATGTTTTCAAGTATTACTGGAATATCTCTTTTCTCATTAATAGATCCTACCAAATTAACTGATAAGTTATAGGATGGTTGAAAGTATGGTAATATCTGTTCTACAATCTGTAATGCATCATCATTCAATTTACACATAACAGCAAGTTCAAATTGCATATTATATGGTACTGGCATATAAACTTTCTTCTCATCAGGAGTATCTGAATCAGGATTCTGAACTACAATCTTCTGAGTAGTGGTTACCTTCCTAGAAGGATCATAAGTCAAACCAGTAAACTCAAAAGACATCCTTGGTAAAGATAAAGATGTTGCTTTACTGAGATCTGGTGATTGAGTTAATCTTGCCAAAAACTTTTGAGTAGGTCCATATGCAAGTGGAACTCTGATTATACTAGCATCTGTTTCTCCACCAGATTGCTTGATAGAGATGCTATTAAACAGAGTACCAAAAGAAATAATGGTTCTCCTCAAAATTTCGTTATAAAAATATTCAAACATTGTTATAGTCCTAGTATCTTATATTTAGGGAATACCGAATGGGTTCTGCTCACTGAAGTCTAAAATATCATCTGCAGCAGATTCTATGTTGACATTATCAGCAAATCCATCCTCTGGAGGATCTTCACTCACAACCCTTAAAGCATGAACAGCACCTGAAGTGCTACCAGTTAGATCCTCTCCAATACTAAACATTCCAGAAACATTTGCTACCTCTAGAACATTTGTAGTAGCATTCCAAGTTCTTACTCTACCCTTAACTCCTGTGATAGATCCAGTAATAATTTCATTAAACTTGTAATTACCACTATTATCCAATGAAGGATCACCAATCGTAATAGTAGGACTAGAAGTATATCCAGCACCAGCATTAACAATATTAATAGCAGTAATAGTTCCAGCAGTACTTACGACAGCCTCTGCAGTTGCTTGTGTACCCACACCAACAGGTGCAGTAATAGTTACTGTAGGTGCTGTAGTGTATCCAGAACCAGCATCAGAGAGTGTAACGATACCAACAGCCCCATCACCTATAAAGACCGTTCCAGCAGCACCTGAACCCCCTCCACCAGTGATCTGCAGTGTAGGTGCAAGAGTATATCCAGCACCTGGATTTGTAATAACAACTTGTTGAACTGATTTTAGATTATTACTAATATTTAAATTGCATACATTAATACCACTAATCATTGTGGCAGTAAGAATACCTGTAACCTTACCAGAAGGGGCAGAACTGACTCCAATAGTAGGAATAGCACTATATCCACCACCCCTATTACTTAATGTAATTAACCTAATAGATCCTTCTGTATTAAATCCAACTACAGCACTAGCAGTTGCTCCAGTACCTACAAGTGTAAGAGTTTGAGAAGATCCTAGTAATGTTGATAGACCATCTTCAGAAGTTCCATCTGCATTATCACCAATTAAAGTATCATCAATTTCAGCAACTCCAGTATCAATAATTTCATCTTCGTAACGGAAGAGTTCACATTTAAGAGTATAGACGTAATTCTTTCTTAATTGATAAAAAGGTTTCTCATGCTCAACATACTTAATTTCAAATAAACGATCACCTAGTGGAAAATAAACTAAATCACCCTCTTTAGGTCGGGTAGTTAACTTTACATTAGATATGTTTCCCATCTTTCTCTAGAAATAACAAGAGTTACTTCATTAGTTTGCTCAATACCAAACTTTGAAAGTAAAGTAGGATTTTCTGCATATCCATCAAAATTATCTACATATGCTTCAAGTGGATATGAATCATCAAATATAGATTGTACTACTTCTCTTATTACTGTCTTCTCATTCATATATTTGCGAGGAAGATAATGCACCTCAACACCATACATCCTCAACTGTTCGTTGATTAAATCTTGAACTAGATTCTGTTCTGAAGTAGACCCTTGTTGGAAAAATGGATTCAGCACTATACTATCCTATCATATCCAAAGGTGGAAGTTCATAAGTATTGGACATTTGCTCCCGAATAATTTCTAGATCCTTTTCTGCATCATCATATATTTGTCTTCCATTCATTTCTATTCCACCAGGTAATTTAACACCTTGGAATTTCAACAAGTTTTGTCCCCATTGTCTTTTAAGAAGAGCAGTAGCATATCTCTTTAAGAATGAATCATTCCATACCCTAGTATAATCATTAGGATTAATAAGTCTAAAACATTCAAGAACTATAAACTCATCAACCTCACATGCAGACCAATCAATATCAAGATATAACCTATCTTGTCTTTGATTAAATCTAATTTGTTTCCGTGTAGTTAATAAGAAATCAATATCAGACAAATATGTCTGTGTCATAGCATAACTTAAAAGTCCATTATATCCCATATTAAAAGCAATATCATTTAAAAATAACTGATATTTAATACTAAACATATTATTTGATATAGCATTACTTCCACCAAAACGGAATATTTTTTCTACTCCTATTACTGATGATGGAACTTGTATATAATTACTATTTTCATACCAACTAAAATCTTGATCTGTTCCTGCAATATTTGCTGTTGCAGTCTCTGTTGTTATTCCTGTTCTTTTCTTTCCTGTTAGTACAGAGGCTCTTCCTCTATCAATATCTGCTTGAGTTATTTGATACTTAAGATAAGTTCTAACTACACCATCAAAATGTCTTTCATGAAAATACTGAATAG